AAATCTTCGTACAGCAACAGCGAAATGCAGCAGTTGTCATTCCTGACAGATACGATGCTTTTTGTGTTAAAGCAGTACGAAGAAGAAGTCAATTATAAGTTATTGACAGATGAAGAAGCTTTCAGTGAAGGAAAATATTACAAACTGAACGAAAAAGTTTTACTAAGAACTGACAGCAAGACACAGATGGAGATTTTCGCAACAGGTGTCCAGAACGGAATTCAAAAAGTGAATGAATGCAGACGAAAACTGGATCTGATGGATGCAGAAGGCGGCGATCAGCTGATCGTGAACGGAAATTATATTCCGATCACAGAAGTTGGAAAGCAGTACGAAAAAGCAGGAAATGCACAGCAGCAAAGCGTGCTTCCTATACAGCCGGAAACGGATCAGAAAACGCAGAAGGATCCGGAAGAAGGAGATCAGGCAGACACGACCGGAACAGAACCTGATGAAAAAGAATCGCAGGAAGGAGGGGAAAACGATGAAGAATAAATTCAATTTTTCGCGGAGAAATCCAAAAACAAAGAAGATTGAAAATACTGGGTTTATGGAATTCAGAAATGTATCGAATAATGCAGCAGATCTGTATATATACGGCGACATTGTTTCTTCAACATGGGAAGCATGGTGCGATGAAGATACATGCCCGCAGGACATATCAGACTTTATGAATCAGATTGAACCGGGGGCAGAACTGACGGTGTACATCAATAGCGGCGGCGGTGATGTATTTGCCGGGATAGCGATTCACAGCATTTTATCACGGCATACCGGACATAAAACAGGCATCGTGGACGGAATGGCTGCGTCGATCGCATCCGTGATCCTGATGGCTTGTGATTCGATTGTAATGTCATCGGGAGCGCAGATCATGATTCACAAACCGTTGTCATGGGCGTATGGAAATGCGGATGATTTTCAGCGGCTGATCAGTGAACTGGATAAATGTCAGAAAAGTATCACGGACATATATATGGGACGGGTGAAAGAAGGTGTGACAGAAGAACAAGTCACAGATCTGATCAATGCTGAAACATGGATGACGGCAGAGGAAGCAAAGGAAATCTTCGATGTGCAGATCGAAGAACGTCCAGCGGTCGCCGCCTGTGTTGGCTGGATGATGGAGAATTTCAAAAAAGCACCGGAAGGCATTAAAACACAAAGCGCAGATGATGTGACGGCGAAGATTACAGCCGAAGAAGAAGCGATCATCGAAGAAATGGAACTTTTCGGAATCTAAGGAGGAAAACAGAATGAGCAAAGAAGCAAGGGCATTGCTGAAGAAGATCAATGACAAGAAAAATGCGATCAGAGGTCTTCAGGGACAGGGAAAAACACAGGAAATGAAGGATCAGATGGCGGAACTTCGTGGAATGCAGGAAGAATTCGACATGCTGATGGAAATGGAAGAAGACGATGACGATGGAATCAAGGATTCTTTACACAATGGGAAAGCGAAGGAAATTGAAGACGGTCAGAAGTCTAAAAAGTACAGCAAAGCGCAGGTGTGCAAAGCGTTTGTAAACAGGATCGTATGCGGTCTTCGTAAACGTGCTATGCCGGAAGAAGATCAGGAGATCATGGACAGCTTTAAAAACATGATGAAGGAAGGCGAAGACGAGGATGGAGGGTTTACGGTTCCGGAGGATGTAAGCACAGACATCATTGAACTGCGCCGTACAGAAAACGATCTGGAACAGTATGTCAATGTTGAAAAAGTAGCAACAATGAGTGGATCCCGTGTGATCGAGGTTGATGCAGACAGTACACCTTGGGGCGATGTGGATGAAGGCGGAGAATTTGAAGAGGAAGAAACACCGAACCTGAAACAGATCAAGTATGCAATCAAGAAAAAGGGCGGAATTCTGAAGACGACACGCGAACTGCTTCAGGATACAGCTGTGAATATCCTTGCATACCTGAATAAATGGATCGCAAAGAAGTCAAGAGCGACAAGAAATGCTGCAATTCTGAATGTGATTAACACGATCACAAAAGGAAAAGAAGTTGCGGTTGCGACTTTTGATGATTTCAAAGACGTATTCAACGTGAAGCTGGATCCGGCGATTGCAGTAAGTTCTATTGTATTGACGAATCAGGATGGCTTTAACTACATGGACAAGCTGAAGGATAAGGATGGCAAGTACATCATGCAGCCGGATCCGACAGATGCAACAAAGACACTTCTTTTTGGCAAGTATCCGGTAAAGGTTGTGAGCAATAAGACGCTGAAAAGCACAAATGTATTAAAAGGCGGATCGGGATCTGACAAAAACGATGTGACTGGTTACAAATATCCGGTATACATGGGAGATCTGAAGGAAGCTGTTACCTTGTTTGACCGCGAGAAAATGACGATCGAACTTTCTACTGAAGCGGGAGATCTGTGGGCGAAGGATCTGACGGGAATCAAGGTTCGTGACAGATTTGACGTTCAGTCTGTCGATGAAACTGCGGTTGTTAAAGGAGAAATCAGCGTTGCTGTGGCTGGCTAATAAAAAAGGGGCGTGATGATATGAGCCTAAAGGAATTGAAGCAGTATCTGCGCGTCGATTATACAGACGATGACAGCATGATCGAACTAATGCATGATGCTGTCATCGACGAAATGAAGGAACTGATTCCGTCATTCGATCCGGAAAAGCCAACAAATAGGCAGAAAATACTGATCTGTTCGTATGTGAAGGAATTATACGATCACAGGGATCGAATGTACAACAACGGGAAAATCACATCTGATTCAACAGAACGCATCAGGTACGCGATTCAGTCAATGATGCTGAAAGAAACGTTAAGGGGATAGCATGGCAACAGCAAGGATCAAATTTTATAAGCGGAACAAAAGTCTGGAAAACGGACGGCAGCAGGAAAAAGAACCGACACTGTTTTATGAAGCATGGTGTGAGATCAGAAACCTTTACGGGCAGGAATTATATGAAGCACTGGATGTCAGACTGGAAAATGCAATCGTATTTGAAGTGAGATATTGCAGACGTATAAAAGAGATTAAAGCACATGCAAAAGATTTCTTGATCGAATTTGAAGGCGACAGATATGACATTTATGCAACGGATTTCAAACAGAATGACAGGCAGTATGTGCAACTGAAAGCCAACAGACGCGACTGACAGGAGGAAACAGAGATGGAAATATCGTTCCGATTTGAAGGATTTGAAGAAGTACAGCGCGGCGTGGAAGCCCTGTCGTCAAGTGCTGAAATCGGAGCGATCAATAAAAAAATATTTCAGAGATCCGCCGATATTACAGAACCGAAGATGAAGGCACACATGGCAAGATCTGCTGACAATTCAAAGTCAGGACGGAATGGATACAGACCGCCGGGACATGCGCGGGATAACATTCCTAAAAAGGTAACGACCAAAAAAGGCGAAGTCGGATGGGAATTGAATGGCGACGCGCAAAACTGGTTTTACATGAAGTTTGTGGAGTGG